ATGGCAAAACCACAAGCCCAAACCTTTCAGCAAAAACTAGGATTTTTTGAAGAGGATCTAAAGAAGCCAAAACACGATGAACTTATGTTATGGCTTGATCAAAATATTCTGGAAATAGTAAATAAATTGTTTTCTATTCCCCTTACTGATGATGAAATGAATAAAAAGAAAAGTAATGCTTCATTATATCTAAGTGAGAGGCTAATTTTTTTAAAGAATAGGCATAAAAATTGTTATTCAAGTAGCGATCAAAAATATTATCAGGAGGAAATTAAAGCAATTGAAGAGTTTGATATTGTTGTTGAAAAGATTCCTAAAAAGCCCCTTATTACTGAAGTAAATAAAAAATGGGAGGTTACTGTTAATCAGCAAAACAAGAATTTTTTTACTACTATTGGATTTATTGATTTTGTTGGAACTTTTAATTTACCGGTTTTAGCCTTAAGTGGGTACAACTATGATACCTCAAATGGGAAAATACTTTGCTCTAACTATGTTAGTGGGGAACTTGGTTTTACTTATATATTTTCACCTACTAGGATTAATATAGAGGTGAAAACTGAAATAAATTCACTAGGGGAACTTATAAGGCAAATTAATTTATATAAGCTTCATGAACCAAGTGATTTCTATGTTATGTGTCCAGATAATAAACATAAAAGTTTATTGGCAGACCAAGGAATTGGATTTATTGAGTATTACTAAAACTAACATAATTTGCAGATAATCCTTATTTGCTGCTTTGCTGATATGTTATAACCATAGTAGATTATCCATCTCCTGGTAGAATTGGAAAGGGTTCCAGGAGTTGCTTGAAAGCTCTTACTACTCCTGGTCTTTTGAAATTCATGCGGAAAAAACAATGAAAAAAGGATTATATATAATATACCTATATTCCTTTTTTGCCTCTTTTTTCCGCATAGCTTTATAAAATGTTAGTATTCCAGTATTTAGAGACTGTATCTCTGTTTATTTTTAATTCAGAAGAGCATTTTGTAATATTCCCGTCTTTGTTCGCTTGTCTCCAAGTCCAAACTTGAACGCTCTTTTTATTTGATTGCTTTAATCCTGCTTTTTCTACTTCTAAGCTAGTGCGTTGCTCATCCATATCATATTCTAATACTCCTTTTAAAACACTGAATGAAAGTCTTCTATTATCACTATTAAGAGCAATTTTCATACAATGAATAGGTTCAAGTTTTGTTTTAAGTCTTTCGTACCTCAATTTTTCATCAAGTCTAATAAGCTTTGCTTGTGAATTAATTCTCCGAATATCTGAGTCAGTATGAGATTCAATCATTCTTAGTTCATATATCTCCTGTGAAATCTTTTGATATTCCTCAGTTTGTGGGATAATAACATCAGCAAATTTCAAACAGGAGTGTTTTGAAAGTATTGAAATGGAGAGGTCTGTTAATATTGAATGCTCTGATTTTAATGCAATATATTCAGCTTCATTAAACTCTAATTCAGGGTATTTAGATATTACTCCAAGGTAGCAGTTTTTTAATACTAGAAAGTTTCTTAGTGTATTTCTCTTTATTTTAATGCTCTTAGGATTATTTTGAATCTTAGCAATTTCATTTATAGTTCTTTTGATATACTTATCAAAGTATTTTTTAAGTTGGAAATAACGCTCTACAGATGTCTCCATTTCAACTAATGTAATAGGACGTTTTACATTGCTTGCAATCTCTTTGATAGTTGTAAATACTGTCTCTTTGTTGTTGAATTCGCCTATTCCTGGAATGATATACTTTGATTGTTGGTTCATAGCAAGCTTATATAAAAAATTAAGCCCTTCTGAGATGATAAGCTGAAACCGGGACCGAATAAACCCGTCTTAGCCATCTCAAAAGGGCAAATATCTTTGGTAAAAATCTTCATTTGAATTTTCGGTTTTATTTATTAGCTGGGTTTCATTCAGCATTTAATATAATGTAGTCAAAAATTACCAGATTACCAAATAATTAGAGGTAAATAATCTTGCAAATAGCAGAAAACGATAGTACATTATATAACAACCTGTATATTAGTTATTTAAAAAATATTATAATTTTGCATAAAATAACTAAATACTTAAATATGAAAACGTTTGATGTACAGTATCAGAATTTTTTAAAATTAGAAAAACTACCTACTATTGAATCTAAACTCGCATTCTTCATTAAATTAGTGGAATCAGGGTTAATCTATGAAAACAATATCCTAAAAGCGCGGAATATTGAAGTCTATGTTAGGTTTAGTACAAGGAGTGTTCAAGGACAAACTATGCGAATGTTAGATATAACAAGTATTAAGATGGCTGAAAAGATTCAAGGAAGAGGTTGGTTTTCATCTTTTGAAACAATTGTTGAAGCCATTTGCCCATGGGAGGCGGTTCGTTACGAACTTGTTGATAATGAATTTCTTTATAATCATTTTAAAAAACGAGGGTTATATGAAGAAAACGCTAATTTCTACTGGTTTAAAAAAAATCCTCAAGATTGTTATAGCTTTAAGAAATTTGCCATGTAATTTAACTGGAGGAGCATCTTCCACAATCTTCTCTTCCAGTACAATCATTTCCTTTACCATCTTCTCCTTTTCCTCCTCGGAAGCTACAAGCGCTTTAAGAGAATCAATGTAATTAGTCGGGAGTTGTTTAGTTGGCTGAATTGAATACGAGCCAGTCTTTCTAATTGCCGGAAGAACTTCATGAGTAATCCAACGTTTGAATTTTTTGGCTTCCGGTTTACGGGAACGGATAACAAGGGAGTATAGTCCTGGTTCATTTACTACCCTAACATCCTGTTTTCCACCAGGGGTGTAGATAGTATCTATACCCTTTTCATCATCATCCAATACCTTTTCTAAGGTGTCACTCACATTGGAAATTTCCAGAATATCGCACACATCTTTCGCAACAAACCAAGACTCTCCATTTTTTTGAATAACTCGAAGTTGTTTCGAACCAAAGTTGAAAAGATCTAAATCTGATCTGATCTCTTTTTGGATTGGTTTCTCAAATTCTTCTATTTGTACTTTAAGCACAGGAATAGGTTTTACTGAATCAAATACAATTTTTGGTATTCCTGGAAGTGATGACATTTCGACAGGTTCAGGCTTTTTATTTAAAACTTGTTTAATACGGTCGTTAATCCAGATAGATAAAGCCGGAGTTAGCCAACGAGCGAATTCAACAGCTACATCTTCGTGCATCCAGATTCCCTCCATTATCTCCATACGTAACTTTAACAAGATCAGTCGAGTTAATTTTTCTCACCTCGGATAATTCATTGATGAATAGCTTAGTTTGTTCTATTAACTTATAGTAAATCATCTGAAGTAAGAAATCTTACTTCACTTAGAATCCAACAAGTCGTAAGGTTATAGATCTAGCAAACTCCTGGACTCAAATACAGATCCTAGCTACTTAAATGAGTAAGTACATCAATATGTAAGTAGGTATGTTTTTAAAGGCTTAAATACGTATGTATTTGAGTGAGTATTCAATTACATAAGTAAGCCATTAAGTAATTATTTAATGACGTAATTAAGTATGCATGTATTTAAGTATGGGAGTAAGTAAGCATTTAAGTATATACGTATGTACGTAAGCTTTCAATACTCCTGGTTGTCGAATGTAGTGAGGGTTAATGTTATTGATTTGATGGACTATAATGAGTTGAGAAATGAGCGAAGGGGGATGGGGTTGCAAAGGATTGGTATATAGCTAGATACCCCCGCCCAGAGTCGTTTACACAAAATAAAAATTTGAAACTTTTTTTGGAAAAATAATCTTCGAAATAGTATTACATTTTAGTAATATACCTTGCTTTTGTCAGTAAATTTTCGTACATTATACTGTAGCACAATTAATTAGTATAATGGGAAAAAATTATAGTTCGTTTAAAAAGGAAAATTATTACGGTCAAAGAGCCGAAAGTTTTGTGTTTGATCTATATCAGCATTTTGGAATCAACATGAGATTTAACAAGACCAAAGCAATTGAGCATTCAGAAAAGGTTAAAGCCTTACGTGGGCATGATTTGGAAGTTATAAAACCTTCTGAAAAACCTTTAAAGTTAGAGATTAAGTATGATCGCAACACCCGAGACACCGGAAATCTAGCCATTGAATATGCGCATAATGGCAATTACTCTGGGATTAGCACCACAGAAAGTCCTTGTTGGATCTATGTCTCCAGTGAATGCATGTATATTCTCGACATTGAAAAGCTAAAACTATTCCTGTATAACCCTGAAAATAGTGATAAATGGAGGTATATGAAAACAGATAATCATTATATGTCCAACTGCTGCCTGGTAAAACATGAGCTACTTTCAGAACTAGGGATATGCACTGCATCCCTTTCATATGAACGGTTAGACGATTTTAATATGAATGTCACAATGGGAGAAATTACACACAAAATAAAATTATACCATACAAATCTTTATGAAAAATTTTTGTCACAGAATTGATGCTCCCACGGTTCAACACCTGGAGAACATTTGTAAAAAGCAAAAAGTAAAAATGTCTTTATTGATACGAGCAATCCTTCAAGACTTTGTATTAGAATATAAACTTAACCAACAAAAATTAGAAGATGAAGAAGATTAATTTAGAAGAACTTAGGTACTTTATTTACTCAGTCGGCAAAGACTCAGCATCGAAACAACTTTGTATAAGTTCCCGGAAACAGGAGAGTGTTTTATTTGGGAAATATGCCAGAAAAGTTAAGTTTGAGGACTATGAAACTCCTGGTATTCCTGTAAAAATTGAGGTAGATTCTACCAAGTTGGTCGAACTTTATCGGGTTGTTAGTGAAAATTACGAGGTTTTAAAAAAACTTTATCGGGGGACAAAGTCAGCCAGAAAGCTAAACCAATTCGGATTTAATTTTGAAGATAGTTTTCATTCCGGATTGTTGAAAATGTTTGAACTTTCTAGCGATTTTGTTTATTCCACCGATATTGAAACAGTTGGATTTATTAAGAAATTTTTATTCTATTCGAGCAAGGCAGAAACTCTGAAGATTCAAAGGAACCCAATTAAATTTGAGAAAATATCCGATGGCGTATATTCTACTGAATAAACCCAAAAAGAAGATATCTATTCCAAAAATTGAAGCCGGTAGAATCTATAATTCACCCATTTATAAGGGACTTAGGTTAAGGAAACTGGCTGAAAACCCTCTTTGTGAACGGTGTGAAGCAAAGGATATTACCAGAGCAGCAATAGAAACACACCATCGAATCCCGTTTATGCTAGGAACTTCTCATAATGCAAGGCTAAAATTAGCTTTTGATTTCTATAATTTGGAATCTCTTTGCATCGAATGCCACCATTTAGAACACTTTAACAATTAAAAAACTATAAAAAATGAAATACGAATATTACGATAATATGTTAACATTGCTTTTCTTGTTTCTAATAATCGGAATTGCATATGAGTTTTCAAATCTTTTAGGCATCTATGTTCTTTGTGGATTGGCTTTAATTTTAATAGCAGGAACAAAAAAGCAAATTGATAGGCTCCCAAAAGAAGAGTAAAGAAGGGGTGTTAAGCCCCTTTCTTATTACTACATGCAGCTTGGACTAATTCCAGGCTCCGAATTCTATCATCTGCAATGTCAGCCCGTCTTGTTAGGGAGCTAACTGAGGTTCCCATTGAAACGATTTCCGCTTCATGTTCAATAGTTTTAAAGCTTAAAGACTTTATTTCAGAGATTAAGAGTTGGATATCTTTTCTTATTCCGGAAAATCCGGACCGGACAAAATACCAAACCACAATTAACAGCAAGGAAACGACACCGCGATAAGCCCAAATTTCGAATGTTGCCATAGCTTAGAATAATGAGTATACGATTACTGCTAAAACAACTATTCCCAAAGTAGCTACAAAAGTTGACATACTAAATTGAAACAAACCTTCATTCCAATTTTGAATTTTCGAACTCAGTAAGTAATCCTTTACTTTCTGGTAATCTTTTTCGTTAACGTAGATAATTTTTTTCATCGTATTTGTATTTAATTGTTTGTATTAATCTGCATAAGGCAAAGTGAAACTATAACCATTCCAAGTAACCCAACATTCTACAATAGTCCCTGTTCCTACAATTGGCAGGAATGTAAAGTCATAGGTATAGGCATTCGCACCCGTTCCAATTCCTAAACTATTTGAATTTGTTGATTCATAAACAGTTCCACCTATATTTACAGATAAATGTGGGTATATTACCATTGGTGAATCTGTTTGGTTATTCGGGTAAAGGTTCAATCTTATTGTTCTTGAAAATCTTGTATTCTCAGTATATGCACCGATTACAGGAACTCCGTAAATAGTAAAATCAAAACTTTGTCGTTTCGAAGTATCTTCAACCCAACTTAAATCTTCGATTTGATAGTATAGTCTAGCACTACACGAAATAACCTCAGTGGCACCGGCTGACCAGTTTGTTACTGAATTAGAAGTAATCGATTTATTATAAACTCCTGCCATATCTCCTGTATGGCTTGATATTACAGAACCACCTCTCACAAATTCTACTTTGTACGGGTAATTCTCACTAGTTGCCTCCTGTCTGAATACTTCTGTTGTAAACTGATAAGCACTTCCCCAATATACAGAACTGGAAGAAGTTAAATTTTGATTTATTCTATAGTCTGCTGAATGGCAATAACCGCGAAACTCAGAAGCCGAATGAGGTACAACTTTATCACTCTTTTTCTGGCTCCAGCCGTGTATATTACTGGAGGTAAATATAGCAGCGTAATCGTTATTTGGAATTCCTAGAGTGCTTTTTAAAAGACTTACACTTATGCTATTGTAAAGCGAATATTGGTTCACAAAAGTTATGTCAACTCCTGACGAATTTATTCTAAAGCTGCCATTTGTAGCGATTGGGTCTGTTGTAATTTCATCGGTTGATGAGTTCCAAGAACAATTAACACAGTTATTAACACTTACAATATCACCTATTTGCACACCGTTACTGTCTACGAACATAGATAAATAAAGCTTATGCTTCCAAGACATCACAAATGATAAGTATAGACCAGGTTTTAGAAATACATCTGAAATAGGCATAGTTATTTATTATTTAATTCCTTAATTGCTTCGACTAAAATTGCAACCATGTTCTGATAATTTAGAGAAAGGATACCTTCGCTATTGGTTTCAACCAGTTCCGGGAATATCTTTTGTACTTCTTGGGCGACTAATCCGATATGAGATTTCTCTTTGTCAGGTTGATCAACTCGATTATAAGTTACTCCCTGTAGCTGCAGTATTTTGGCTAAAGCGTTTTCAATTGGTTTGATATTGGTTTTCAATCGTTCATCAGAAAAAGCGGTAATATTCCCTGTAGCAGTTATTGAACCTGAGGCAGTTATATTATTACCGATTATGTCAACATCATTTTTATTAAAATTCCCAGAATGCCAAATATTATAAAGGTTTGTCCAAGTAGTTCCTATTCCCGAACGTAAATACCATTCTGAGGATGTACCTGTAGAACTACCTCCAATCATTTGCCAGGTAGCATAATTATCCTCCCAACCTTTTACTGATATTCCAGATTTCCAATCACCACCAATTTGATTAGTAAAAAATGTAGAAAATTTGTACTGTGCAATCTGATTTGGCGTTGTATTAACCGCTCTGGTATCTTGTATATTTATTGATTGGTGTTCATGTCCGCTTAATGCTGCATCTGTAATTCCATAACCTGAAACTGTAGTAGGTTTAGATGTTAACGATGCAAAAGTATGAACGTGAGTATTTATAGAAGCATCGGTAATTCCGAACCCTGCTAATGTTGTGGGTTTACTGGTAAGACTTGCAAAGCTGTGAACGTGTGTATTTAACGAAGCGTCTGTAATGCCATAGCCAGATAATGTAGTTGGTTTGCTTGTTAAACTAGCGAATGTATGAACGTGAGAAGAAAGTGAAGCGTCTGTTATTCCATATCCTGCGAGGGTTGTAGGTTTACCAGTTAATGAACTGAAAGCACCATCAAATAAAGTTGGCTTTCCGGTTATCTGGCTCCAGGTGTGCCCGTGTCCAGCTTCAAATAAAACTAAAGTTGATTTATCCAGCCAGGCAGGTTTTCCGGTTAGATCAACCCAAGCAGAAACACCACCACCACCGGCATTAGCTGAAAGAACTCCATCTGCATCGATAAAAAGATTTGCACCTATTTTAACACCTCCCAAAACATCAGGAGAAGCTTTAGGCATAGCATCCCACCAACTTGAAGCAACTCCCGTAACATTGCTATAAGCTACAATATTCCCACTAGCGTAAAGGTTTCCGGTAATTGAAAGATCTCCTTCAACAGTTTGGGATAACAAGCCTGATAATTTAAGCAAGTTGCTAAGATCTATTGCACTTCCTGGAACGCCTGAAGCATTAGAAAAATAGTTTACAAAATAATTTAAAATACTGGAGACGGCTCCTCCATAAACTGAAATATAAATTTCCGCTGCATTTTCAAAATAAATCCTAGTTGAAAAAAGTAAATTATCTTCTAAAACCGTCTCTTCTAAAATATCATCACCTCCAAATGTGGTACCTATTCGAATTGTTGGAGTACCAGAAATATAAAAAAAGTCAATGGACTCCAGCATTGAATTGGCAGGAATACTCCTGGAATATGCAGAAGATTTATTCTCATTGTAGCAGGGAACTAAGCCTTTTATTTCTCCAATCGGATTAGTAACATTAGAAGCAACTCCAAAGTTATAATTTACAGAACCTGAACCACTACCATGATAAATCCGTTTATTCCGGGAAGTTTTTGGAACCGCCCTGGAATTGATAAATAGTTCCATTTAGCTTATTGTTAAATTGTCTTGATTTACCTCTATTAATGTTACTTCTGCTTCAAAGTCGGCATAATTTAAAGTACATCCTGCTATCATCAGTTTCTTTCCAGCCAGGAAGTTGTTATATGTCAGAAAACCCAACAGAGAAGAAATCATATTGATATTACAGGAGAATTTTATTGAGCCCTGTGTATAATTTGACACAACTGAGCGCAAAAGAAGATTTTCAATTTTAGTAGAAACTCCTTCACGTGTCCAATTTTGAAGAAAGTAATAATTAGTTCCATTAAAACCCATTAATCCGGCTCTTTCACATGGTTCATTTCCAATATTAGTTCCATGTATTAGTTGGATAGTTTCCCCTTCATTTTTAAAGTTTGCGTTTAAATATCCAATATATTCTAAATCATTCCCTGAAATCTCATTCCCTTTACCATCTGTAATTGAAAAGATTATATTTTTTAATCTTAGATCTTTTACATTAGCCATAGTAGTAGTAACATTTTGTAGAGTAGCTAAACATGAAAAGCTTTTAATTTTAAACTCCAATAAACCACCTGAAAAACCAGTATTAAGGGGAATTAAAATAGGTTCTTTGATAATGGTTTTATAATTGTTGTAAACTCCATTCTTTTTAAGTCCAAACCATGTATCATTAATAGGGGAAAAGTCTAAACCTCCTGAATCATTAAGCCCTAATAAATCAGCAAAATAAAGAGTAAATAAACCTTCTGTAGAACTCCAGGAACGATTTCCATTAATGTCAGTTACTAGATATTTATCCCCAATTTTTAAATTACTATACAAGTATAAATAGTGGACTAAATAACCTACTTCATCATCCTTTTTAAGATAGTCCATTGTTCTTACATAGGCATCTAAATCTATCTTTAAATAGTATCCTGTAGCCGGTATAATATATGGTAACTGTTTACTATAAGTTAGATTTACAACATTAGAACCTTTAGCTAATTTTAAATAAAATTCGTTATAGTCTCCGTTTGGTTGGGTTCCTGCAATCCCTGTTAATTTACAAAATGAGCCCTGATTACTTTTATTCCAATGATTGGATGCGTTATAGAAGGTTTCGTTCCATCCGTTTATATTACCCGGATAATAAGTATCTGTATTTATTTCACTAGAAAAGTCTATTTCTTTAGGTTCGTAATCAATTACCTTCTCTAACCGGTATGGAGAATAGCTAACAACCTGTTTATTGATACCCGAAACCACATCTAAGGTTTGATTGTTATCAGCAAACTTAATCGTTGATAAATCACCTAAATTCGGGTTTATTGTATCCGTAGAAATATAGGCAAAGGTTGAAGCATTGTATTTTTTAAAATTTAAAGTTGTGTCTTGTGCTATATGATTAACATCCGAGATACAAAGGGAGCCATTAATTTGTTGGATATATGCTCCATAAGGTTCTAAAATAGCTTCTAAAACCCTCCTGCATGTTTCCGGTTCACCATCTTCGTTGATGTAATTATTCGCATTAATAAAGGTTTTATGGAACAGAGTTTCACTAGCTGCCAATGTAACCACGTCAATGACAGTAGATAAACCAACGTATATATTATTCCAGTTGAGTGAAAGCTTAGAAAAGATATTTGTTAAAACAGTCCATTGGCTCTGTATTCCCGTATAACTAACTCCTGAATCATTTACATAATTAATTCTATCCAGGAGGTTAAAACCATCGTTAGCAGCAAAGGAAACCGGGTAATTGTCAAGCTCATTAAAGCTTTCGGAATACAACTCAGAATCTAAAAATCCAGTCCAGTTTAGAGTAGAATTTAAATAGTGGTTTACTTTATACTGTTGCATGTCCGCTGTATAAAGTCCTATAAACTGCCTGTCTGTTTCTGATAACAGATTTAAGACAGCTCCAGAGCCTCGCACAGGTTGAAATTTGTTTACTATCTCAGGATATTGCACAACGAAGGGATTCTGAAAGCCTCTAATCTCCATCGGGACTAAAACACTTTCAGAATTTTCCTGAATGTTAACCCAATATTGATTGTTTTCAGTATCCCTATATGAATAATAATATTTGAGTTGGAATGCCATTAGCTAAATTTGTTTATCCTTCGATTGTGATTATTTATAACTCCAACAAGTTTGTCTCCTTCAAGTATAAAGCGAACCTCACCACCATTACCACCCAAAGCACCATTTAACATTTTAAATAAATTTCCCTGTTGGGAGCTGTTAAGAATCATCTCACCACTATTTACAAGCGCTGGAACTTTATCACCAAAAAAAGAATTTCCTCCAACAATACCACCACTTTCAAACTTAGGAACTTTAGCTTGCCATATTCCAGTTAGTGCAGCTAAACCGATAGCACCTGTAGCAAGTCCCCAAATACCTTTCTTAGCTTCACCGGCAATCATTCCAGCGATTGCTTGCGCTAATAACCCATTTATAATCTTCTGTAATCCCTGGAGTATGCTAGTAACAAAGCCTTTAAAGTTGGCTGTTCCCGAACTAAATAGATCTGTGAAAGCTCCTGTAATCCCATCAATGGCACCTGAGAAAGTTTGAAGTAGAAATTGATTACTTTTTATCTCTTTCCCAAAATCCTTCCAAAGGGAATTAGATTTTTTCAATGATGAATTATAGGTATTTTGACGAGCTGTAAGAGTAGCTTGTACATCACTTGTAACTTTAATCTCAGATAATCTCGACTTAATTTGAGTATTGGAATTGCCTTTCATATCGGCATCCTTTAAGCTCTTTAACTTTTCTGCATTAAATTTTTCAAGTGCTTTTATTTCACCTTCAATTTCATTTTTGGTTTTTTTGTAGAGCTTCGAAGTTGCGGTTACATTATTGTTATATTCGGATCTTAATCGGATACCTTCAGCTTCTTTTTCATTAATCTTTTGGCGAATCTCCTGATTGTTTGCATTAGTACTTTGCTCTGTTTTAAGAGCTGAAAGTTCTAACTGGAAGCCTTCATTATTAAGTTTGTGAAGTTCTCCATATGCTCCTCTAATCTGTTGTACAAATGAAAGTCTTTGTTTAGCAGAATAGGTTTCTTCATCCCGGGAATTCTTTTCAAGTTCGGATATTCTATTGGTAATCCGTTCTCTTTTTAAAGCTGCTGTTTCGTTAAAATCTTCAAGTTTATCCTGAACTTCGTTTAATTTTTCAGCTTTCTTTACATTCTCGGAAATAGCATCGCCCCAATTTGAGAAAGCTCTCTTTGCATCTTCACCGGCTCCCTTAAAATCGCCTTTAATAAGCTTGACAATTGCAGAACCTAAAGCAGCTAGTTTATCCAATATTGTATTGATAACAGCTTTGATAACATCAAACACTTTTCGCATAGAGTCGCCTCCCTCATCGGTTCGTTTCATCCAAGAGACTAAACCGGCAAAAGCAAGCGATAAGCCTATAACAATAGCACCGATTCCAGAAGCAATAAAAGCACCCTTAACACTGGAAATTGCTGGAATCATGGCTTTAAAACTACCTACTCCTGACATTATACCACTTGATAAACCGCTTAACTCTCCAGTGATTGGAGCGAACATAGCACCGGCATTTGCAAAGACACCTTTCATTGCAGAGCCAGCCTTTTCAGTACCTTCCTTTAATGATTGAGTTTTTGCTTTGGCTCCATCAATACCCTTATCGAACCCGGCTGCATTTAATGTAAGCTGTGTTAATATGCTAAGACTTTTGCTCATTGTTTAAATTATTTATTAAATCTTCCATTGCTTTGATCTTCTCAGGAGTTGGGCACGTTCTAATAACCTTTTTGACTTCCAGGTTATCCCAAGAAAATGGCATCAATTCAGTTGCAGGAATCGCTTTTTCTTGAAAGCAATTGACAAAATGAGTTGTTAAAACTCTTGTTTGCTCCCAACTAGTTTGTAGTTTTTCATTAATCTGTTTCAGAGCTGCGTTAACTTCTGAACTAGTCATTTCATCAAAAAAATAAGACGGGTTAATTGAAGTGTTAGCAACAATTAACCCGTAAATTTCTGTAATGGTTAACGCTTTTTCTTTGGAACTTTTTTTTGTTCCTGAATAGGAGAGGACAATGAAATCATATATTTATTGAAATCTTCAACTATGTTTTCATTATCATCTAGTACATCCAGGAAGTCGTCAAAGGAATACAAAAAAGTATCCTTGTTTGCTCCCTGTAATAAGCAGTAAAACATCTTCAACATGTTCCCGGTAGTATCTGCCATTTCAGGAACAGGAATACCCGTCATTTCTTCGAATAGATACAAGCCTCTAAAGCTTTTTTTAAGTTTATAGACAGTATCCTTTATCTTAATTGTTACAAAATCTGCCATGGCTTAAACTGCGTTAGTTTTGTTTAATGGTCCCGAACCGCTAAATTTTACGGTATAGGTAACTTCTCCATCAGTTGGAGCATTAGCATCCAATGAATCAATAAAGGCTGTACCAATATAAATATCTTTGGAGGTGTCCGCTGTCCAGGCTGGACCAGTTCCACTTGCAAGGGCAAAAGTTAGGGTTACTAATTCCCTTGAAATTATAGCATCGAACAAGAATTCAAAGCTTTGAGTATTGGCATCAATAGTCATTAAACCACCTGAACCAGCACTCCATTTAAGTTTTCCTTTTGCCAAATCAGACCAGAATCCCGAATCTTTTGAGCTTATTTCCTTTGAAGCGTGGGTAATACTGAGAGATAAGTCATTTGCATGAGCACAGGCTTTTTTTGTAGAAGAACCATAAAAAAGCATAAAATTTTTAGCTTCAATTGTTTGAGCGTTTGGCATAATATTAATATTTAGTTTGTTTTAAATTTGAATGTTAATTTCTGAATGAAAGCATAATCATTATAAGCTTCATCGGTATCAAGCAATATGCAGTTCTTTACTATAATCGAGTTAAAAGAAGCTTTCTTAGTTTCAAAAGCGAACCTTACTTTTTCTGCTAGATCAACACTTTGAGAGTAATCATCTGAAAGGATATAAATTGTTTCAGTTACTTCATTCCCGGATAACCCATCATTTGAATACTGAGGGTCTATTGAATCCCGATTATAGACAATGAATGGTAAAGAGGTTTTTTCCGGTGCAATGATGGGGAATACATTATCTCCAACCAGTCCAGGAATATTTTTAAGTACGCTATTTATAAAAGTGCCTATTGAAATCATTTTGAATATTTTTTTATAAGTAGCTCAAAAGCTCTGTTTATAGTTTCGTATAAAGAATTTACTGCTTCTTCGCCTTTACTTTCTGTTGCATTCTCCAGGAAATGGAGCCCTATTATTTTCCCTCTGGAAGTTACTCCTGCATCGGTTTTCCTAAAATGTTTTGTTTTTCTTTGGTTGAACCTTTCGGCTGTTCCATGTTCAAACCACCTAGCGAAGTATGAGGTATTTCCAATATCTACTCCTGTTACAGTAGTATTCTCTTTTATATCTTCCATCCTAAAGCGTTTTTCCATGCGCTTCTTTACAGTGGTTTTTTTACCGGCTGCAAGGTTGGCTCTAGCTTGTCTTAGGATTATGTTCCCGGACTTTCGGAAACCTGTTTTTATTATCTTGTTTTGGTTCGTCTTTGTAAGCTCATCGAAAAGTTTTACTAGCTCATTTGTTCCAAAGATTTCTAATTTAATTCCTTCATCCATTTTATTATTTATTATGGACCTACTACCCAACCTCCGCGCTCTCCAATACTTACCCATTGAGTTGAAGAAATAAGTTGAAGGGTGATTGATTCCCAACTTCCAACTCCTGTACTTTCAACATATTGGTTATAAATAACAGTGTCGCTTGCTGAACCTCTTTGAATTCTTAATGTAGCAGCTTGGTGTTTTACGAAAGTATATGTTAACCCAATATTTGCAGCGGAGGCAACAGGAAGCGTAACAACCATATTAGTTCCACCGCTAACAGTTATTGTTTTACCTGTATCAGCTACATTAACTGTGTAAGTAGCTCCAGAAACATCTATAACAGTTGCTTTATTAGTAGCTAAAGAAACCCTTTCGGCTCCAGTAGTTTTAGTATAATATAGCTGGTCTGTTAAAAATTCAAAATCACCTGCCACAGGCGTTGTTTTTAATGCTCCACTATTAAGCTTTAATGGTGAAACTGTTGTAGTTCCAGCCGTTAAAAGTAGGTTGGTTATAGTCTTACCGGTTAAAGTTTGAGTTGCTGTTGTTCCAACTAATGTAGTGCTACCGGCTGGAATAGTTGCGTTTGCTGTTGCTGTAGAAGTTAAAGTTAAAGCGTGGGCTCCAGCTCTGATTAAACTAGAACTATTCGGAATTGTTAAAGTTCCTGTTCCAGCCGTTATAATTAAACCGTTTATACTTGTTGCTGTTGCAGCTCCCAAAGCAGGGGTAACAAAAGTAGGTGAAGCTAAAGTGGCTTTTAAATTTAAAGCAGCTTGTACTAGAGTAGAAATAGGTTTGTCAACATCCGAGGTATCATCTACATTGGCTAATCCAATATTAGATTTTACTAATGTTATTGCTCCTGCAACTTGTGTTACACCATTTACGGAGGTTGTTAAACCATCGATACCATTTGAACCGGCATCACCTTTTAAACCTTGTATACCCTGAATTCCTTGCAATCCATCGTTACCAGTAGCACCGGTTAATCCCTGAATACCTTGTAATCCGGTATCACCTTTTAGTCCTTGGGTACCATCTGAACCGGGAATTCCTTGAATTCCTTGGATACCTTGGGAGCCAGTATCTCCTTTTGCTCCTGTATCGCCTTTTATACCTTGAATACCCTGCAAACCTTGGGCACCTGGTAATAATTCTATATTGTCAATATTTTGTTGTAAGGTTTGAAGGTCTGTAACCAAATCTTCAATAGCAGTTTTTGAAAGTTTACTTCCAGCGCTTAGACTTTCTAATAGTGCTTTTATTTCTGAAGGGGTTAAAGTACCTCCGACACCACCACCACCAAAATAGCTTAAATCGCTCCAGGCTGTTACACCATCTCCAATTTTGATTTTATTAGTTGCACCAAATTCAATTGCAATTAAACCTTTAGGTAAAACCGGATTTAATGCAGCCCATCCAGAAGCGGAGCCTCTTTTATGCTGGTAGTCTGTAAATGTCATATTTCACCTCCATCCATTGAAATAGCTGATTGATTTATTTGTCCGTCAATGTCTCCACCATCAAATAAAAATGATGGTTCCTGAGATTGTTCTGAATTAGTAAGTTTGTTTACAGAAATTATTAGCTCTCTGTATAATGGAGCTGGATTTATAAATAGAATTTCGTAATAGTCGTTTTTACATTTTATTCTCATTTGCTCATTGATATCACTTCTAAATCGGATATTAATATCAATAGTCTGGGAATTGAATAATTCTTTGTTTTCAACAGTCTTAGAACCGTTCTTGAAAACTATGTTTGCTTTGGTTGTGAATTTATCTATCCAAGTGTTTACACTAGCTCCAAAGGTATCCCTGAATGTTGTTTTCTCTTGAAAAGTAATAGAATGTCTTAATAGTCCAGATCTCATATATTATAGATTCTGTAAGGATTTAATAATAAATCAATAGTATCTGGAACCCTGTAACCTTGTGCAAAAGAAATACTCTCTCTATTTGCATAAAAATTCCCTAGAATATATTTAATTCCGTGCTTAATGCTTTTAGGCAACGTTTCAACAGTATAGGTAGGAGAAAGCGGAAAGCCTAAATAATTTTCAACTGTGTTCTCTGATACCTCAATCAAATCACTGATATAAGTATCATCAATTGTCTCATCCGGTAAAATGTTCAAATGAGCTTTAGCTTCAAGTAAGGATACAAACATAGGTTTGAGTTTTAAAAAAACTCTCCCAGGATGTCCCAGGAGAGCTATATTTATAAATGGAAGTTGTCTTACGATAAGATAGAACCAACAGCGAAAGAAGCGTTTCTACGTTTCTTAACATCGAAGTAAGCATTAACAATTAACCGGATTTTACCGTAAGTTGCCTGAGTGTAAGGGTCTACAGTAATATCAATTGCGCCCCACTGACCAATGATTAAATCATTGAAGTTACCGAATAGCAAACCTTGTTCATTAGCAGCGGTTGCTAAACCGTTACACATATGGTTTGTCACATAAACAGGATATCCGTTCATTTCACCACCATCTAACAAGAAAGCAGCAGTATTTGCAGCTTTTGCACTGGTTTTGAGGAAGGATTTACCAGTCGAGTTAGTAATATATGCAATTTTACCAATAAGAGCGTTGGACGTATCAACATTAGCTTCAAGAGCTACTACCTTTGCCCATGTAGATGCACCTTTTACAACTAAAGAACCATCAGCAATACCGGTATAAAAACCATCAGGAATAGTAGCAACTGTAGCAGCTTTTCCAAATATGGTAGCTTCAAGTTTCGAAGAAATAGCCGTGGTTAAATCATCAATAAGGATCTGTTGAGCATTAATCCCGTCTTGTGCTAAAAACTGTTTAGACACATCAATAAACGTAGTTAAACGTTTTGGTCCAAGGGTTACTTCTCCAAAAGTTCCTGCACCCTCAACAGCAACAACAGTTTCACCAACCCAGGAAGCGTTTGAACCGCTATATGTTGGGATACTTACATTACCAACTAAACCGGTAATAAGTTGTGCACCTGCTTGAACAGCTACTAATTTGGCTCTTAAAGGCTCCAGTAAATTCAGTTTATCAGTTGCAACAACAGGGTTTCCAGCAGCTACAATTTCCGCGCGGTATTCTAAAGGCAATTGGATTTGTCCTTTATACTCCAAGCCAGTTCCTGAAAAACTCTTAGTTCCTGCTTGTAGAACTTCCAGGTTAGCATCAGACTGAGAACGTCTTTCAGCTTCATTTCTTATAACTTCAATTAAATTAAATTGTTCCATGTTTCGTTTATTTATGGTAATAGTTTTGTTTGATTTATTTGCTTGTTCATCTTCTTTCCGGATCTCTTCCAACTGTGCTTTAATTCCTGCCAGTTCTGTTTTAAACCCTTCCAGTTCCGTTCCTTCTTCATCGTTTAGTTTCCTAACTTCTGATTCACCTTTAGAAATAAGGTTTTTAATGCTTTCCTGTATAAGGTTTTGTTTGTCTAGTAATTCTAATTTATTCAT